GACAATAATTATTTTAAAGCTATTGAAACAATAAACGCTTCAGATGTTAATCTATTTGAAATAGGAACAAATATTAAACATCATTTTGATAAATTATTTTTAAATGAAAATTTTATTGATTATGTTATAATTGAAAATCAAATTAGCACAATTGCTACAAGAATGAAAACAATTCAAGGAATGATTGTCCAGTACTTTGTAATGTGCAATTTAAAAGTTAATTACATTGAATTTATTTCAGCGTCTAATAAACTTAAAGACTTTGACGCTAAGGAAAAAACTAAGTATAGTGATAGAAAAAAATTAGGCATATCCAAATGTTTAGAAACAATTTCGACAGATTTTAGATTTAATGAGCACTTAAGTTATTTTAACTCTCATAAAAAGAAAGATGATTTATCTGATTCTTTTTTGCAAGGATTGTGGTTTATTAATAATAAATTGTAATTTATTTTAAAAAATATATATTTCAATTCGTATTACTTAAAATTATATGTTCTATTTAATGAATAATAATGGCTGACATAATTGAAATTACCGAACTTGATTTAAATGACAACAACTTTGGTGGCAGTTGGGAAAGTAAATCTTCTACAAATTTTGGCGGAGGTTTAGAGCTTTTAATGAATGACAAAGTTAAAGACAATAAAGGTCCTGTAAGTGATATTAATTTAGATGATTTAAATAATTTAGAAAATGAATTAAATGACCTAGTAGATGATACACCCGTTAGCAGTTTTAAACCTAAATCGGATTTATTTAGCACTACAAATTCATCATATGATGAAAAACACTCCGTAAGATTTAATGATTCTGACACTATTGGTCAGTCTACTGCACAGACTGAAAATGATAATAAAACTTGGGACGGATACGGCAAATTTAACAATATTCCAATGAACCCTGACAAAGCTGTTCCAATGGAACCAAAAATAAGCAGAGAAGAAATGCTCCGTGAAAAATTTAAGTATTTAAGAAAGCTTGAAGGTCTTGAAAAAAAAGGTGTTGAGTTATCAAAAAAATATAATATGGAATCTTCACTTCAAGAAATGATTGGCGAATATGAGACTATTATGGATGAAAAATCTAAACAAAATTCTGTTAAATTTCAAGGCAATATGCTTATGGCTGTCATTAATGGAATTGAATTTTTAAATGGAAAGTTTGACCCATTTGATATTAAGTTAGATGGTTGGAGCGACCAGGTAAATGAAAATCTAAGCGATTATGATGATATTTTTAGCGAATTACACGAAAAATATAAGAGTAAGGCTTCAATGGCGCCAGAACTTAAGCTTCTATTTCAATTGGGTGGAAGCGCTATGATGGTTCATATGACTAATACTATGTTCAAGAGTGCTATGCCTGGTATGGACGATATTTTGCGTCAAAATCCGGATTTAATGCGTTCATTTCAAAACGCCGCTGTAAATTCAATGGCTAATACTAGTCCTGGATTTTCTGGTTTTATGACAAACATGATGAATCCTGAGCCTCAAGCTCCTAATGGAATGGGACCACCACCTCCAATGGCAACTCAAGGACCTAACTCGGTACCACCGCCTATGGGACGTCCTGGAAATAATAACTATGCAAATAGACCCGATTTAAACTTTAGTCGTAGTAATTTTGTAGATGATGGAATTAGTCTTAGAGAGAATTTTGAAAGACCTGATTTACAAGAAAGAACTAGTAATAGAAGACAACCTCCTCGTCCTGAAATGAAGGGACCTAGCGATATTTCAGATATTTTATCTGGATTAAAAACAAAAACAATTAACATTCAAGAGCCTGCACAACAGTCCCCTATGAATCTCAACCAAAATGATAGTAGCACTATCAGTATTAGTGACTTAAAAGACCTTCAAGCTGAAGGAAATATGCCTAAACGTAGTGGACGTCGCAAGAAGTCAGCTAGCAACACTGTTTCTCTCGATATTTAATTCCACCTTTTCAAAAAGCGAAGCCAAATTTTTTATAAAATATTAATTTTACAAAAAATTAAAGGTATCTTTGATTCCTTAAAATAGTTATATTGTTATTCCAGTAAAGTTTTTTTAATTTGTAGTTTAAATAGTGTTTATGAAATAACATAGGAATCCATTTGCATACAGGAATCATTATATGTCTATTTTCTTTATTATTAATATTTTTATTGTAGAAAATGTCTGCATTATTAAAATCTTTAAACGTGTAACAATTAAACCCATTTGTTATTTGTCGAGTTGTATTTTTTTTTTCAATGCATAAATATACTACTCCAAACCAATCATTTTTTTCTGGGGTTTCTGGTTTTTCTGGTTTTTTCGGTTCATCGACATTGAATATTACATAGCTTTCTGTTAAACTCGACATTATATTTATTGTAAAAAAGTTTTTATATTGTTTTATTCAACTGTAACAACTTTAGCCAAATTTTTTGGCTTATCTGGATTTATACCTTTGTTTAAAGAGAGATGATAAGCTATAATCTGAATTGGTATAATTCCTAATAATGAAGCGTATGTTTTATTTTCAGGAACAAAAATAATGTCACATTTGTTTTCAACTGGAAAATTTTCATTATTTGTAATAAATATAATAGGTGCGTTTCTAGCTGTTACTTCTTGATAGCAATTTAGTGTTTTTGAGTTTTGGGTTTGGTCTAGATTTAAAATAATAACTGGAAAATTTTCATCTAGTAATGCAAACGGACCATGTTTTAATGAACTAGACGAATATCCTTCTGAGTGTATATAAGAAATTTCCTTGATTTTTAATGACCCTTCTTTAGCTACACATTCATCGCTTCCTTTACCAAGCAAAAACATATTTGATGCATTTATTTTTTTTGAAATCATTTTTGCAACTTCATAACAAGAATCTAGTGTTTTTTTTATGTCATTTGATAAGTTACGTAGGTCTGAAATCGTCTTAATACGTTTTTTTTCATTTACATTTTGCAATTTTGCAAACCATATAGCTGCCATAGATAAACAGACTACTTGGCTTGTAAATGCTTTGGTTGAAGCAACTCCTACTTCTTTTCCAGCATTACAATAAATTCCACAATCTACATCTCTCGCTATCAATGAATCTACAACATTTATTATTCCTATTGTTATTACATTATTATTTTTAGCTATTTCTATACATCGATGTAGGTCTTTTGTTTCACCGGATTGAGATATTAATATAAATGCGGTATTTCCTATTCTAGGAATATCATACTCGTTTAATTCAGCACCATCAAATGTTTGAACTGTATTAAAGTTACATAGTTTTTTAAAATAATCCATACCATATAATCCAGCAAAATAAGAGGTTCCACACCCTAGTATAATTATATTATTTATATTTTTTAATATATCATAATGCTGTTCTAGGCCACCAAGCTTTACTTCTGACTGATTTTTAATTCTACCTCCTTTATTAATAGAATTTAACACAACGTCTGGTTGCTCAAAAATTTCTTTTATTGTCCAATGTTGATAAGGATTTGGAGTTAATTCTGAATTCATTGATATTAAACTCTTTTTTAAATAAACGTTTTTTGTAACTACACTTAGACTACAATTCTCTCTCTCTAATATGCAAATATCATCATTGTTTAATGTTATGTAGTTATTTACCATATTACAAAAACCACTTTGCTCGGAAGTAATAATAACTCTGTCTTCATTTTGTCCAATTAACAGTGGCGAGCCATTTCTAACACAGTATAACTTATGAGGTTCTAATGTGCTTTGGATTATTAAACCATATGTTCCAAGCAATTCAGAAATTGTTTTTTTGATTGATTCGTAAACATCTTTTCTTAATCTGTAATTATATTCGATTAGATTTACAATTACTTCTGTGTCAGTTTGAGATAAAAACGTAAAACCTTCATTTATTAACATATTTTTTAATTGTTTATAATTTTCAATAATTCCATTATGAACTATAACAAATTGATTGTTGTTTGATAAATGAGGATGAGCATTTACATCACTTTTAACACCGTGTGTTGCCCATCGGTTATGACCAATGCCAACATATAATCCTTCATTTGATTCATTTTTTGTTTCGTTTATATTAACATTTGACAACTTATCTATTGCACTTGCTTCACTTGTTGATGCATATTTATAAACATTAAATTTTTCATTTTTGTATAAACATACTCCAGCTGAATCGTATCCTCTATTTTGAAGTTGAGTTAAGCCCTTAATTACTAAGTCAATAATATTATCGTAGTTTAAAAGCATTATTCCAAATATTCCACACATTTATAAATATATATACTTTTTATTTATTATATTTATAAATTAATTATTCAAATTCTATTTTAATGTTTTTAAGATATTTATATTTTGTTTCGATTAATTCATTTAGCATATCTGCTTTTAAAAGTTTATCTTTCTTTAACAATTCAGATGTTTCAAATATGAAGTCTTTGGATTTTTTAATAATTACTTCAGAACACCTATACGCTTCATTAATTAACTTTATAACTTCAATATCTATTAACTCCTTGTATTTTTCACTTAAACTTGGATAAATAATATTGGTTCCCATTCCGTAATAAATTATCATCTTTTCAGCTAACTTCAATGCCTCTTCGAAATCATTAATGGCGCCAGTTGTTACTGAAAAATCATAAAATGCTTCTTCTGCAATTCTTCCTGCCAATAGTATCATTAAATGTTCAAATAAAGCTTCTCTAATATAAATATTTGATGTTGAACCTTCAAACACTGTATAACCGGGGCTTTTAGGAGAAGATAAATTAATTACTACCTTTGTAACTTTAGAATGATGCTTTGAAAATAAACCAACTACAGCATGTCCCATTTCGTGTATAGCAATATGGTCAATTATATCTGTTGTAAATTCGTGCTCATTTGGCTGCCATCCAGCCATCATTTTATTCATAACCAAATCAAAATCCTTAAAACAAAATTCTGTTTTATTAAATCTTAATGCGTTTAACATAGCTTCATTCAATAAATTTTCTATTTGTGCTCCAGAATAACCTTCTGTAACTTCGACCAATTCTTCTATCCCTATTGTATCACAATATGGTTTGCCTTTTATATGAATGTTTATTATAGCTTTTCTAGTTGATTTATCTGGAAGACCTATGTATATTTTTTTATCAATTCTTCCTGGACGAGTTAATGCACTATCTAATAAGTCAATTCTATTTGTCGCAGCAACTAAAAAAATACCTGTGTTATTTTTAAAACCATCTAATTCAACTAATAATGCATTTAATGTATTATCTCTTTCATTTGTTGAACTTTCACCATCTGCAGACCTTTTTCTTCCAACAGCATCTATTTCATCAATAAATATAATACAAGGAATATTTTTTTTAGCTAGTTCAAATAATTCTTTAATCCTTGAAGACCCTACACCAACATATTTTTCTTGAAAATCAGAACCTGAAACCGGAATAAAACTACAACCTGCTTCACCTGCTAATGCCTTCGATAAAAGAGTTTTACCTGTTCCTGGAGGACCCTCCAATATTAAACCTTTTGGTATTCTTACGTTATACTTTAGATACTTTTTATAATTTTTTAAAATATCAACACACTGATTCAATTCTTCTTTTACATTTTCATACCCACCTACATCTTTAAATAATACATTGTAGTTTTTTATAACTTGAAAATTTTTAGATTTTGAATTTGGTCTCTCAACATATTTTTTTCTACCACTTTCTTCATCATCTTCAAAATTACCATTCATTTCTTCTTCGTCATCATCGTCAAATTTAATTCCTAATGATTTTAAAAAGCTTGATTTGCCTAATACAATATGCAATTGTGGAGCTTGTTGGTCATCATCATCGTCATTTTCATTATCATCATCATTTTCATCATCATTTTCATTATTTAAACCTAATACTTCTAAATCTCGAATAGTATCATTATTTGAATTTAAACGCTTTATTTTTTCAACAAAATCTGGTCTAGTTAAAGGATATCTTTTTACAATATTATTATAAACATTGTGGTCTGTATTATTTTTTTCATTTTTTCTTCTAGAAATTTCTTCAAAATATTTTCTTCCAAAAG